TTTTGACAGTCTCCGAAGGGCGGCCACCACAACCAAACCCCTTTGAAACCAAAAGAAAAAAGGGCCTCACGAGGGCCCATCTTCGGTTTCGGCAAGTGTAGGTGGCGGAGTCGAAGGGATTCGAACCCTCGATACCGTCGCCGGTATACTCCCTTAGCAGGGGAGCGCCTTCGACAAATCCGGCGAAGTCAGCGCTACCCCGTAGAACCCAGAAAAAAAAGGATTTTTGGTTGATATTGTAGGATTTTTGCGCAATTCGGCACCACCCTCATTTGCGCAGAACAATGCAGGAATATGCGCTGATGGTGGGCAATTATTGGGCAACATTTGTTCCGAGCCTGTTCCGGGAGGGCGCTATTTGATCCTGAAAGGATTGGAGAGCAGGCAATGGGTCTTGTCGGGGACAACGCCCCCAAACGGGGCTTTCACGGTCCAACAGGTTTCGAGCGTATATGCGCCCAGAGGCAGGTTGGCGCAGCGCGGATCGGATGGTGCCCACCAGTCGAGGGTCAACGGATCAGGCCAGGTCGCATCAGGGCGGTCGGTGATTGGACCCCCACGCGCATCGCAGGCGACGCGGTTGGTGTCGATCGAGCGGACAACGACCGTATAGACCCCACGAAACTATCGCTTCGCGCCACCCTGCCATCGCAACGCGATAGGCTGGTCACTCTGCTCATCCGGAACAAACATCGTCCCCTTGTCGTGCCAGTAGCTGGCGGGGATCAGTGCCAGGCCAATGTAGCTCAGAAAGAAAGGCATCACGATCCAGGCCGAGATCAGCAGCCGTAGCCACTTCATTGAAAGAACCCCTTAATCCGCTCCCAATTCACGATGACGGTGCCCACGGTCACGGCGCACCATAGCAGGATTTGGCCGAACCATTTCAGCGCTTGGAGCTTCTCGACAAAGGCGATCACCTTCTGAAGGGTGGCAACCTCGTCCTTGGTAAACACATGCGGGTCGGTTTCACCCGACGCTTTGAGTGCCTTTTCAATAGCTTTCGCTAGGGCATTCACATCGGCCATTCAATCGTCCTTCAGTGTTTCGCTCAATCGAGCGCGGTACATGCAGAGGGCCATGCGGCCAAAATGGGAGAATACGCGGGCAAAACCCTCTGGCGGTTCCCCTATTTCGGGCGCTGCGCCTGAATCTTCGTCCGGTAACCAGCCTCGGAGACCTCGTGGGTGGCAGTCTCAACGATCCATTCGCCCGCGGACGCGGAGCTGAAGGCGATCGGCACCACCTTGCCCTCGGCCACAATACGCGGATTGCCGGGCAGTGCGAGCTCAAGCGTTTCCTTCGCCCGACCGGCGCGGCGCGCTTCGGCATCCACGACCGCGCGGGCTTCCTCCTGGGACCGGAACCTCTGACGCAGGCGGCGCACCGGCTCCTCATCTCCAACCTTGACCTCCACGTCTTTGCCCGCCTCGAGGTCGCGATAAGTGGCAATGACGGTGCCGGTGGCTTCGCCCAGGCTGCGGCGCATCGCCCAGCGCGTGACGTCAGCCTCTATGAGCGTGATCGTGGGCGTGGGCTGCCCAGAGGCCTTGAGCCCCTCAGCTTTCTTGCCGACAAATAGAGTGCCGCCCGCGGGTTTTGCGATGAGATCATGCGCCACCGCGATGCGTGTCAGCACCGAAAGGTCGCTTTCGTCGATCTGGTCAATATGACCGGGTACGATCGAGGCCGCGGACTCGGTCACGCCGGGTTTCAGACCGTTGTCGCCCGCGATGGTGGACGCGATGTCCGCGACTGTGAGGCCGTCCTTCCAAGAGCGGGTTTTCTGCTGGTGAATTGGTGCGTATCCGCTCTGCGTTTCGCCTTGGGCTTTGGCCTGGCAGATCACGGTGATCGCGCGCGGCGGTGCGCTCTCCTCAACCTGATCAGCGATATACACGCCCATATGCTTGAACTTGCCTAGATACCCCAGCTCGATCTCCACCTCGGCACCGGGCTCGGGCATGGTGAAGCGCGATAGTGGCGATACGTTGGCGAAGGTGATCTCGGCGGTATCCGAGACAAAGCCCGCGGTGTCGGTCACGCGCACCGATCTCAGCTGCGAAAACAGAAAACCGGAGATCGGCACACCGTTGATCCGCACCCGGACGAATGGTCGGAAGTCGGTCAGCCCCATAGCTGTTCCGTCTCCACCGACGCGGTGGTGCTCAGATCAGGAAGGGTGATGCGCACATCCGCATTCAGGACCGCGCCCAACGCCGACAGGCCAGGATTGGCGGCAAGCACCGCCTCAACCTTACCATCGCGGGTGTCGCCATAGTGCGCGGCCACGATCGCATCGAGCACATCGCCGTCAGAAGAAACGTAGTAAAGATCGGAGACCGCCGTCATATCTCGCTATCCTCATCGTGAAATCTTGCCGGTGGGGAACGCCCTGGGAGGCAAACACCTCCTGACCTTCGGTGATGCCCTCCACCACCCAATAGCCAAGCACCTTGCCGATGCCCGAGACCAGAGGGAGTGGCAGGCCAAGGCTTGCCTGGGTGCGCATCCGATCGACCTGCTTCAGCCCTCCGCGAAAATGCGGGTAGATCACGCCCTCGAGCTCGATCGTTTCCGGCCCATAGCCGGTGAACTGGAGGGCATCGTTGGTGCCGATCCGTGCCTGTCGCGCCCAGCGATACTCGGTGGACCGGCTCAGCCGCTGGTAGGTTGCATCGTCGATCGAGAACTGGAAGAGTCCGAGTTGCATCATCACCTCAGCCATGGCTACCTCCCATAGGGTCCAGTTGACGGCGCGCGATCGAACAGCCCGTTGCCTGCGGCCTGGCGGCTCTTGCGCTCGACAAGGCGAATGACTTCTTCAGCAGACGCGCCAGCCGCATGGATGGTGTAGGTGATGTGCTGCGTCACTGGACCCGCCGCCGCTGCCGCTGGCTGCGCTCCGGTACCACCAGATGCGAACAAAGCCTCTACCCGCGCGGCAATGCCTGCGTCCAAGGCGCTGCGGGGCTGTGTGGCGCGGTTTCGAGATGCCATGACCCGTGCCGCCCGGTCCATAACCGCTCCGGCGCGCCGCGGAACCGCGCGATGCCGGTCCATGAGAGAGCCAGCCCTGTCTGCATAGCCTGCGAGCTGGCGGAGAGCGCGATTGTTAGCGACATAGCCGGAACGGTTCTCAAACTTTAGCTCCGGGCCGAGCTCGCCAGTCAGGTGCCAACCAGGGCGGAATGGGCCGCCGAGGGCGTTGGCCTGTGGACGCCCATAACCGCTCGCACCAGTGCCGTCCGTGGTCGGTTCGTCTGAGGTCAATCCCAGAGCATTGCCAATATGCGATACCGCCACTGTTCCCTTGTCTTGCACCCATTTGAGCGCATCGATTACCGGCTGAATAAAGGTCATGATTGCCTGGAATTTATCGCCGATCCACGTCAAGATCGGATCGAGCGCGGCTTTCAAAGCCTCCCATGAATTCGAGATGCCACCCGTTGCCGCCAGACCATCAATCACTGGTTTAAGCGTTGTGGTCCAAGCGGTGTTGAACACACGCCCGATACCGTGGACGATTGTCTCGATTGAGGTCTGCAACCCGGACCAGGCCTGCTCAATCGTGTCCGTGATCCCGAACTTGTCTGTGATCGGCTTGATCAGGTTGTTGTAGGACCAGCTGAAAATGCCACCGATACCGCCCAGAATGCGCCCAAGCGTGGAACGCGCCGATTTCCACATGCGCTCAGCACCGTCTGCTGCCTGTTGCATATCCCCGGTGATAACCCCGTCGATCACATCGCCCATGCCGGTGAAGTGGCTTCCAATATCACCCATGATGGGCCCGAGAAGCGTATTCACGCCTCGCCATGCCGTCTCGATCGGCGCGGTGATGCCCAGGGCGTCTGTGACGGGTTTGATCAGGTTGTCGTAGGACCAGCGGAAAATGCCACCGATACCGCCCAGAACGCTGCCAAGAATAGTCTTTGTCCCCTTCCACATGGTCTGAATACCAGTGGCCGCGTAATCCATGTAGCCGGCGAACACGCCCGTAACGAAGTCGCCGAATCCTTGGAAAAAGGTCTTCACATCACCCCAGAGACCTTGGAACCACGGGCCCACATATTGCCAGTTGCGATAGATCAGATACGCCGCCCCAGTGATTCCAGCGACGGCGAGACCGATCGGGTTCATCAGCATCGCCGCCCCGATTGCGCGGATCCCGCCCACCACCAACGGCGTCGTCCCGGCGAGTGTAAAGAGCGCCTTACCCAAGCTGAACACGGCGGCTCCAAATTTTGCAACGCGGGCGATGGTGCGCGTGGCGAGAACCGCCCCGATCACCATGCCAAAATTCTCCCAACCGCCCACCATCTTGGCGGTGCCTTCAACCACATCCCAAACGATGCCGCCGATTTTGCCGATTCCAGTGACGACCTTGCCGATTGGGTGCAAAGCCCGCTCAACGCCATCGGCAAAGCCTTCCGCCCAACGCTGCACGTCCTCACGGTTCTCAACCAGAGTGTCGCCGACACGGCGCATGGCCTGTGTCACCACCGGCATCAACGCGACCCCAACGGTGTTCTTCAGGCCTTTCATAACGAGCTGTGTGTCGAGCAAGGTGTCCTGGAACACCTCAGCGTCCCGTGCGGCCTGCTCGGAGAGCACATACCCAGTGCGGCGGGCATCCTCGCGGAGCCTGACCAGGCCGGCGGAGCCGTCGCGGAGCATGTTCAACATACCGATGCCGGAGCGTCCAAACAGATCGTTGGCGATCGCAGCCTTCTCGGCTTGCGTCTCCACTGCCTGGAGCCGGTCGGCGATCACGCCCAGGGCCTCCTCCGGGGACATCGTGGCGAGGTTTGCAGCGGAGAGGCCGAGCGCGTCCAGCGCGTCCTTCTGTGCACCAGTGCCTTCAAGTGCGAGACCGATATTCTTGGTCATTTTCTCGAGGGCGGTGTCAAAAGCGGTGGTCGCAACACCCGATCGTTCGGCTGCGTAGCGCAGCTCCTGCAACTTCTCGATGCCAATGCCCAGCTTGTCGGCTGTTTTCGCCACATCGTCTCCGAGCTGGGCTGTGGATGAGGCAAAGCTAAAGATGGCACCACCGGCCAGCGTGGCTCCCACAGCGATGCGGCGAGCATTGCGCCCGATGTCTGTGGCCATGGTGTTGAACGTGGACCCGACGCGGCGCGAGGCCGCGGCGGCACGGTTCCAACGCTCCTGAGCCCGGTGTAAATCAATAAGAGTGTGCTCGAGCTTCTCGTACGCCTGATCGAGATGCTCAACCGATTGGCCCTGGCGGCGCAGAACATTCCGCTGCCGATCGAGCTCCTTCTGGCGGCGTTCCACCTCCTTGACGGCGTTGCCAACCTCGTTGAGCCCGGATTTCAGGAATCCGACATTACGCTTCACCGACGCCTCGAGGACCGAGCCGATGGTGATCGTCGCGTTGAGGCGTTGGTTTTTCGTACTCATCGTTTAGGGCCTTTTGGATCCACCAGGTAAACCGGTTGCGCGTCTTGCTTCGGCAGGCCCTCTAACCACCAGATGAAACGACTGACCGGCATGGCCATGATCTCAGCCGCGGTCCATCCGGTGTGCCGGGCGAGCCGAAGTGACCCAGCCCGGACTTGATCGCTGGTCAGCCGGATTGGAAAAAAGCGAGTGCGGAGGCGCAGCGGTTATACTGGCGCATGGTCAGACCCCGAATGGCCTCGGGCGATTGCTCGGTCAGGTTGGCGATGATCGCCACCTCAGCATCGCCCTTATGGACGTGCTTCTTCTCCTGAGTGAGCTGATCGTCCACTGACGGCTCGCGCATGTGCAGCTCCGCGACCTCTGTCCCGTCGATCTTGGCTTTGCGCTTTAAATCTTTGAAGCTGATCGTGATGGACCCGTCGTCCTGCTCGGTCAGCCAATCCGGTAGTTTCCCCTCGCTCATATGCCCTCCTTACAGGCCGATATTGGCGCGGTGCTCGGCGAGCTGATCCACGCCGTCGATCACCCGCACCATGTTGATGACATCGATTTCGTTGATCGTGCGCTGGCCGTGAACCTCACGGTAGTAGCGCAGGCTCATGGTGATGGTCAGGGACGGCTTGTTGCCGGCACCCCAGGTGCCCCGGGCAAACGAGATCATTTTGCCCTGCATGTGGTGGGCGACAGCCGTGGTGGTGCCGTCCAGGCTCTCGAGAGAACCCTTGGCTGTGAGCTGGACGGTCGAGCCGTCCTTGACACCCCAGAGTGCGAGAACGTCCGAGTCGTAAGAGGTCAGGACAAAGGAACAGGTCATTTTCTCCTGCCCCATATCGATGTCGATCGGCTGATCCATGCCGCCACCGCGGAATTCCTCGGTGGAAACCGTTAGATCGGGAGGACTATACTCCTCGATCTTGCCTGCGAAGCCGCGACCGTCGACGATCAGGTTCAGATATTTGAGAATGTCCTCGGCGGCCATCAGTTAAACACCTCCTCAATGTAATCGTTCACCAGGTGGCAACGGAATGTAATGTGCTCGGCGGGATAGACCGGCGTGAAATCGAAGTTGAAAAACACCTTGCCGAGCTGGATGTTTGCCGCCGAATTCAGATCGGGGTCCGCCCAGCACTTGCCGCCCAGGATCGCGCCCATGGCGACCAGATCGCGGAGGTAGTTGTTCACCCCCTCCTCGACATCCTCGACATAGGTCTTCGTGATCCCACGATCGACCGCCCAGAGATGAGCCCGCAGAAGCGAGTCATTGATGATGTCGGCGGTGCGGCGGACGCTCAGGAACACCCATTTGGTGTCGGCGGTCAGCGTCCGGTTACCCCAGAGACGAAAGCCGTTCTGGCGGATGGTAGTTGCGACCTTGTTCTCGTTGAGAAGGTTGGCGCGGGAGCTGGCATCGCCGAGCTTGAAGTCGACAGGGCGCGTGGTCCCGATGATGCCGGAGATCAGGTTGTTGGACGGGGATGCCCAAAACCCGGTATCGTTGTCCGTTTTGGCGATTAGGCCCGCAACACGCGGCGACGGGGGCAGATCAAGGATGTCGCTGCCGACGGTGACCTTGTGCCAGGGATCACAGAGGTAGATGCGATCGGAGCCGAAATCACCCGCGGCGGTGTACGCGGCGGTGTCAGTGGTGTTCGGCCCATCAGCAATCACGACCGCGCGAAGGCGGTTAGCGATGCCCTGCAGCTCGGCCACAACCGGGTTAGCGAGCTTGTTGGGACGCTGGTGAGTGAAGCCGGGAGCGATCAGTATACGAGGGGCATATCCCACAATACTCTCGGCCCCCACGAGAGCATGGACGCCCTCGAGGTTGCCATCGCCGGCGTTGACGCCACCGATCACGTTGGCAAGGGTGCCTGCTTCGTCCTCGCCTTCATCGACGCGGACAACGATGACCACGGCTCCAATCTGATCGAAAATGCCGTCCATCGCGCTCGGGAGGGTTCCGTTACTGTCGCCCGCGGTATCGAGGCCCGCGGCCTCTTTCCGGGATCCTGCGACCACAACCGGAGTGTTGAGGGGGAAGGCATCAGCATCAGCGTCGGGCGCAGTGCCCACGATCCCGATTACCGAGGATTTGACCGTCTGGATCGGACGGGGACCTGCATCGATCTCAATGACCTCGACGCCGTGAAGAAATGCCATGTGGACCTCGCTTGCGGAAGTTGCGCGTTGTGGCGAGCATCACACCGGGCCGGGGCTCATTCCTCTGGCGGTTCCCCCGCATGGGCCATTCCAAGCTGATAGGCGCGGTTCATCTCGCCTGCGCGGCGATAGAGACCGCCGGGCGAGAACGCCTGCGGCGTATCAAGGCCCAGCGCGTGGGCGCAAAGCTCAGAGCAGAACCATCGCCCCTTGCCTCCGCTAATGGGAGGATTTGCCGAGCGCCCATTGGGCGTAGCGGCGGAAGATCATACCGGCGAAGGCAATCCCTGTTTTAAAGGCTGGGGCCTTTTCGCTCAGCGCGGCTGCGCGCCACTGACTGTCGGCCTCAAAGGGGCGAGAGCCGCTTTCCAGCAACGTGTCGTGGATCAGCGCAGCCTTCAGGTAAAACGGATCATCGGGCGACCAGAGCCATTGCA